ATCGTTCCCTTTGCCGCGGTTGTACCTAATACGCCTTATCTTGAGCCAAACCTAATCGGGACTTCTACACGGGTCAAAGTTAATCTTGTACTGACCATCGGAGTCGCTATGTACTCCAACGCATCGGCACTCGACAACATCGAGAAGTTGATCATAAGCATTCTGGCGGTTATCCCGTCAGGTTACACGGTGGGATCCGTGTCTAATCCCGTCCCAATGACGATCGGAGCTTCAGAGATTCTGATGTCCGAGATCGAACTCTCAACCCAATACACCCAAACTAATTAGGAGTAATTATGCCAACGACCGTCATCACCGGACGCGATCTAGTATTGACGATCGCTACCGTAAATTACGACGCACAAGCCACATCCGTATCACTTGAAGCCGACCACGTCATCGAAACGTACCAAACTTTAGACGGTCGCGCCTATAAAGCCATAGATGATTCTTGGACGCTCAATGTCGAAATGCTTGCCGACTGGGGCGCAACCGGATCACTATGCGAATCACTATGGACGGCTACAGAATCTGCACCAAATACAACTTTGGCTGCTTCGATCACTGCCGCAACCGGAGCCGTGTTCGCTTGTAATATCTTGCCGACGTTCCCAAACATCGGCGGTTCAGCACCGGATGCACAGACCGTCTCACTATCCTTTCAAGTAGTGGGAACACCAACCGAAACATTCAGCTAAGAGATAGGAAATCGGGAGCATGAAAACAGGGATCACAATTACATATTTCTCAGGGGACTCGGAGTCGTTCACCGCATCGACGCCGGAATTCGTAAAGTGGGAACGAAAGACAGGCTTAAAGGTTACACAACTCGGCGAAAACGTCGGGCTTGATGATCTGCTTTTCTTGGCGTACAACGCTAAAAAGCGCGAGCTTGCCGGTCAACCTATAAAGCCTTACGAAGTCTGGTGCGATACGGTGGACGATATTCGATCCGAGGAAGTGGATAGCCCAAAAGTTACGCCGCCGGAAGCCTAAATCGCGTCTTGGTAGAACTCGCAATCGCGACGGGAATACCAATGAAAGAATGGGAAACGGCGGAGCAGATCTACACCGCAATCGAGATATTGGAGAAACGGAATGGCAAGTGAAGCCAAACAGGGACGATTTGAGATAACCGTCGATCCTGTTGAATTTCGCAACTTGATCCGTTTACTCAATGCGCTCGATAAAGAATCACAAGATGAAATCCGATCCAAAGCCCTGCCGTTATCTCAACGCCTAGCCGGACAACTTTTGATGTTTAGCCAGTCGGCTCCATCGCCACAGGCGAAGCTAGTAGCTGAGTCGATCACGGCTAAAAGAGATCGATTGATTCGAGTAGATGTCGGCGGTACTAAAAAAGTTGGACGCAAATACGGCGGAGAGAAGTCAAAGTCCGGTAAAGGTAACAAGGTGCGCCAACAATCTGCACCGGCGGGCGCTTTGCTCTGGGGATCAGAATTCGGATCTCACAAAGGCATCGATAGCAATGGTCGCGCCTATACCAACCGATTCAAAGCGGCTTATAATAAACGCGGATATTGGATGACTCCAGCCGTCGATTACTACACGCCAATCGTTGCCCGTGAATATGCTCAAATGGTTCAAGATGTCGTTAAGAAATTGGGGCTTGACTAATGGCTGGAATTCCAAAGGTAAAGATCACCTTTGATGCCGACTTTGAGGAATTGAAGCGCGGAGTCAAAGGCGCACAAAATGAAGTGGAAGGCTTTGGCGATAAAGTTAGCAAGTTTGGCAAAGCGGCTGGTGCGGCGTTCGCCGTTGCCGGTGCCGCTGCTCTTGCTTACGGTGCCGTACTTCTAAAGCAAGGCGTGGAGTCTGCGATCGCCGACGAACAGGCTCAGGCAAAACTAGCGACAACGTTACAAAACGTTACAAATGCAACCGATGCCCAAATCGCTGCCGTAGAAAATCAGATTCTCCAGACATCACTTTTAACCGGACTTACAGACGACCAACTTCGTCCGAGCTTTGAGAGATTCGTCCGAGCGACCAAAGATTCCGATGAAGCTCTTAAACTGCAAAAGGTCGCCATAGATGTCGCCGCCGGTAGTGGCAAGTCACTCGAAGCCGTAACGAATGCAATGGCTCGCGCAGCCGAAGGAAATACAACGGCACTCGGTAAGTTAGGCGTAGGACTCACCGCGGCACAACTTAAGACAATGTCGATGGACGAAGTCACTAAGTCACTTTCGGAGACGTTTGGTGGACAAGCCGCTATTCAGGCGGACACCTTTGCTGGAAAGATGGCTCGGCTTCAAGTGGCATTTGACGAAGGCAAAGAGACAATCGGATCCTTTGTATTAGACGCAATCACTCCGATGATTAACACCGTCGTAAACACAGTCATTCCTGCCGTTGCCGGATTTATTGACTCGGTGGGTGGCAAAGACGGATTGACCAACGCTTTCAAGACCTACATCGATTTAATTAAAAATATATTCCAGCCGGTGCTCGAAGGCTTTAAGTTTGCGTTTGATCAGATTAAAAAAGCAGTTCTGGCTAATAAAGAAGAGTTTACGGCACTCTTTAAATTCTTGAAAGACTTTGTTGCTCCGTTGCTCGGTGGAGTCTTAAAATTAGCCATTCAAGGAATCGGTATTGCTCTTGGCGTTGTTATCAATATTGTCGGTAATCTTATCGACGGATTTAATAGACTCTTTGGAATTGTAAAAAGCGTCGTAGGAGCAATCCAGTCATTGATTTCTTTGGTTGCCAATAATCCTGCGGTCAAGGGAATCGGTAACGCCATAGATTCGGCTTTTGGTGGCTTTCGTGCGGCAGGTGGTCCGGTAGCGGCTGGCAAGTCTTACGTCGTGGGTGAGCGAGGAGCGGAGATGTTCGTCCCAAGCTCGAACGGGACAATCATTCCAAATGGCGGAATGGGTAGCACCTTCAACATAACCGTGAACGGCGCAATCGACGCGGAAGGCACAGCTCGAACAATTGTCGATGTACTCAACCGCTCAAATGCCCGCGGCACTTTAGGCGCGAATAGGTTCGCTCTCGTATGACGATCTGGACTCCGACGTGGAGCATCAAAATCGATGGAGTCGAGTATAAAGATGTGTCCCTGACTAATCTCAATCTGGGATCTGGTCGCAATGATATTTATACGCAAGCCATCGCTGGTTATTGCAATCTGACTTTGATTAACCTAGACGACTCGGCTATCGCTCCTGCGATTAACTCAGCCGTGACCGTTTACGTCAACGACTCCAATGGAGATCCGGTGGCTCTCTTTGGCGGATCTATCACCGACATCATCGTAGGAGTTCAATCCGGCGGTTCGATCGGTATAACCCAGACGATCTCGATTACCGCTCTCGGCGCACTCTCAAGGCTTCCAAAGGTACTCACTGAAGGCGTATTAGTAAAAGAGTTAGACGGTGAGCAGATTTACGACGTTCTTGCCGGAATTCTTTATGGAGCATGGAACGAAGTTCCGGCGGCTCTAACGTGGGCTGCTTACGATCCGACTACAACTTGGGCAAATGCCGAAAATTCTGGGCTCGGAGAAATCGACGCTGGCAACTACGAATTGACTTCTCGGAGTGCGTCTGTGACCGATGCTTATTCTTTGGTCGCGGCTTTGGCTAATTCTGGACTTGGTTATTTATACGAAAACGGTGTGGGTCAGATTAGTTACGCCGACAGTACGCATCGAAGCTCGTACCTTGCTACAAATGGATATGTAGATTTAAGTGCAAATAATGCCTTTGCGTCTGGACTCCAATTGGCAACCAGATCCGGCGATGTTCGAAATTCCATCACGATCAAATACAAAAACGGTCAACAAGTCTCCGATTTTGAGCAAGAGTCAATCGACATCTACGGCACTCTTGCTCAATCGATCCAGACGACTTTAGAACACACAGCGGATGCCACAGCTCAAGCCGCTTTTTATCTGGGACTTCGAGCATACCCACGGGCTAACTTTAATCAGATCTCGTTCCCAATCGGATCTCCCGAATTGGACGATTCTGACCGAAATAACCTTCTTAACGTGTTCATGGGTATGCCGGTAACGATCAACGATTTACCGATAAACATGGGCATGAAATTCCAGGGATTTGTCGAAGGTTGGCAAATCCAAGCCGGTATTAACTCACTTACTCTTTCCATGTATCTAACGCCGACAGAATTCTCGCTTCAAGCCATGAAGTGGAATGATGTGAGTGGCGCGGAGACTTGGAGCACACTATCGAATACACTTATCTGGGACGACGCTTTCATCGTCGCGTAAAGGAGACAACATGGCAACAACTACGCCGAACTTTGGCTGGACGGTTCCAACTTCGACCGATTTGGTCAAAGACGGAGCGACAGCGATTGAGACACTTGGAGACGGAATCGATGCGTCGTTCGTAGGTCTTAAAGGTGGAACTACCGGTCAGGTCTTATCAAAGACATCCGGTACAGATTTAGCGTTTACTTGGGTCGCACAAGACGATTCAAACGCAATTCAGAATTCGATAGTGGATGCAAAAGGTGATTTGATTGCCGCTACCGCCGACAATACTCCGGCGCGTTTAGCCGTCGGGACAAATGGACAAGTCCTAACAGCGGACTCAACCGCTGCGACTGGAATTAAATGGGCAACGGCGGCAAGTAGCGGCGGAATGACTTCGATCGCTTCGGGTTCGCTTTCAGGTAGCGCACTTTCTCTTACTTCAATTTCAGGATCTTACAAAGATTTACGATTAGTTATTAGAGATTACAATCCAAGCGCAGCGGGCGATTTTCTTATCCGAGCGAACTCGGTAACTGATTATTCAGTTCTAAGATTATGGACAGCCGATACGTCGGGAACTACTACCACATCAGCAACAAATCTCGCCGCGGATTACGCATTTGTAAATGGCGATGGTTACACTTCAGGCGATAACAACAACAGCTTCATGATGGATATTTACGACTACGCCGACACAACGTCCAATAAACTATGGAGATCGTTAAACAAGTTTAAGAAACCTACTCCCGTTCAAGTCGTCGCAGGTCAAGGTTCGATCAACACCACAAGCGCGATTACTTCTCTGACGGTTACGCTTTCGTCAGGCACTTTT